CCTCGACCGATTCTGGCTACATAGAAGACGGATACGGTGGAGCTAAAGACATTGGTAGCTACAAAGATCCGATTTCAACAGGCCGCAAGCGTGCAGCTGAAATGTATCCAATTGAAACTGGCATGGTTTGCGAGTGGGCTAATCTAAAGTTTGCTGGCGGTGGCGTAGTACCAATTGTTGGTTGTATCGGTAGAGCTGCTACTGATAGGCATCACGGCCCAGATAAGAACACAATGAACAATGCTCCAGGAAATGTTCACAGGATCTGCTCATACTGCCACAATACTTGGCACGGGGCTAATGACCCGCATTACGGAGAGAGACCTAACCAGACACTGCCATTCGTGCCTGAGGGCCCATACGAAATGCATGACGCCGTTACAAAGGCTACTACTCAAGAACTGCTGGATGCTGAAAAGCGCCGTGTAGAGGACGCTACAAAGTAGATTTAAACTTCTGTCCTCTGAAGTAAGCCACGCCGTTATTAATCTGAACTAACTCATAAAAGGCCTGGTTATCCTCGATCGTTACGACCGTGACTCCTTGTTGCCAGTTCTCGAAGTATTGCGCTGACTTGCCGTCGATGTGAGTCGATCCATTAACGCTAGGCACTGCTCCATCGACTCTGCAAAGGCAGCCTGGACTGACGGCGACTGATTTAATAGATCCGTCACGGTTAAAGACGGTCTTGGACTGAAGCTCTTGTCTGTGGACGTGTCCAAAGATTGTAGAGATGTGTGGGTCTGCGTTGGTGTAAGCGGCTGCTGTGGATCCACCTGATCTGACTTTGTTGCCGTGGATCGCTCTGAGATTATCAGTAAGCCAATAGGCTCCCGCTGGGTAGGCATCAATGTATTCAACTCCAATTTCATCAAGTCTTAGTAGATAAGGAATGCTCATCACTGGGAGCTCATCAATGTTTGCACGCTTCAAGCCCCATGCGCTTGCTGCATTGATCATAACAAACTTCTCCATACGGCGGTCATGATTACCCTCAATAAGAACTATTTCAGCATCGGGACCTGCAGCTGCCCGTTGCTCTTGTAGAAACTTATGACCTCTATCAAAAGCCTTCTGAGTAGTGCCAGCAAAGGCTGCCTCCTGCTCAAAGCGACCTTGACTTGGTAGATCTAAAAAGTCTCCTAGGTTGATTACGCCATCAACGCGGTCATTGTGGTAAAGCCAGTTAGTAATCTGGAGTGCTACATCCATAGCCGCTTCATCATGGAATGGCATCCATCGCCCGTCAATGTGACGATATCCAATTTGCGGATCAGGCAGTATTGACCAGACTTTATGCTTGGTCTTTAGCTTCTTAGGTTCTTTAGGGTTATTAATATAAACGGGCTTAGCTGGTTGAACCAGATCCCATTTAGGCTTTGGAGTTAGGTCATTTAGCACAGTTACACCTGCCCGTTCTATGTAGCCTTACTTGATCAGCGTAGCACTTAAAGCCACGCTCAGTCAGCGCAGAGGCCAAGTTAGCGTGATTCCATCTAGTGTCAGCAAGGTTGTCTTGGAATATCTTTAGATCATCTTTATTTAGCTGATCTGTTGCATTACGCATAAGGGCGCAAATGTACTCTTTTTCAGGCGGGGTTAAGCCTTTTAGCATGATCGTCTCCTTCATGTATTACTTCAAGGTTTAGCCTAGCCTAGTGGCCCAGCCTGTCAAGCACCTAAAAACAGCGTGTTTACGGGAGTCTGCCCCAAGTAACCCAGCCAACAACGCCATCTACCTTGATGCCCTGCTCACGCTGGAACTGCCTGACTCTGGCATCGGTGATTGGGCCAAAGATGCCGTCAGCCTTGATACCTAGAACGCTCTGAAGGTACTTGACATTTGAGCCTGTTGATCCACGCCGCAAGAACTTAAATAGCCTTGGCTTGTTGCTGGTAGGTGGTGGTGTTGGGGTTGGCGGTGCTACAGGTGCAACTGCCTGAGATGCCCTGCGGTTACACTCTGAAACAATGTAATCGAGCTGTGAAATTACAAATGGCCCTGGACAAGCTGTGGCTACATACTGCTGATGCCAAGCAATGTAAAACTCGCTCTGCACCTGAGTCTTGATGTTCTTAGCAAAGCCTCGGTTAGCTCTTGGAGAGATGCTTGCATGAAAGATGATGACATCTATCAAGGCTTCAAGGGCGGCAGACGAAATAGGCCAATCTCCACCAACAGATGAGTTATCAATCTCAAAGGTCACAGCACTAGGGTCAGGCTGCCCACCTGTTGAGAATGGTCTGCGCTCTGGGTTTACAATTCCTGTTACAGCACCTGAGTTTGAGATGTGATAGGTCGGGTGAGAGTTTCTTGAGTTCTTGTTGGCAACATAGTTGAGGCCGTTAGTTCCTGCTACGTGATGAATTACAACACCGTTAATTGCCTGCCCGTTACGAGATCCGCCAAAACCGTTGTCTTGAATACCTGCTACTTTTGGATACCAACTCATTTTATTTTCCTATCTTGTTATGTAGAACTGACCCAAGCTGAGCCATCCCAAACCTTTGTTGTTGTGGAAACGAAAGCAGTTCCGTTCCAAACCCTTGTCGTGCCTGCTACGAAAGCAGTTCCGTTCCAGACTTTTCCGCCTCCAAGTACTGTAATTGTCAAAATGCCAGTAATTGCGCTTCCGCTAACGTTGGTGGCTTTAATTCTAAAACTAAATACCCCAGGTGCGGTAGGAGTGCCAGTTATTGCTCCAGCTGAGACCCCTGTAGTAGTTAAAGCAAGCCCAGTAGGTAAAACCCCAGCGGCATCGTCTGCCACGTTTCTAACAGAATAAGTTGGAGACCCGCTAGCCGTTACTTCATCAGAGTAAGCGGTGCCAACGTTTGCCGTTGAAACAACCGTTGAGTCACCAAAGACTGGCACAACGGGAACAGTGGTAAAACTTCCACTTGCAGTAGCGATACCCATTGAACCAACAGGATCGTTAGTGCCAGTCAGTGAGAGCGTCGCCCCAGCTGTTACGCTAATAGAGCCTGAACCAATTAGCCGCTCAAGTCCTGGATTTCTAAAGTCATAGGTATAAAATCCGCTAAAACCTGAGCCACCAAGAGCAAAGTTAAAATTTGGTCGATTTGTTACGGTGTTTAGGTTATAGCTAGTCCATGCCGTAGTGGAGCGTATAAAGTAAACCTGATAATTTACAACGCCAGGAGAGGCATCTTGCAAGTCAATTCGTGTAGTAAATACAGAGTTGCTTACGTGTGTAAACGTATAGCTTGCGCTTGCCATTGGCTACCGCTCCTTAGTAGGAGATCCAGACATCGCCCGTAACTAAGGCTGCTCCGCCTGGCCTTGTGGTCGGTTGCGTCGTCTGAACTATAAAGCTTTTGTTATTAACAAGACCTATTGAGGCAGCTGATGCAAGCTTGGCAGTAGTAACGCTAGCGTCTGGGATCGCAACGTAAGCCAAGCTAGTCCAAGCAGTGGCACCATCTCCAGCTTTCATCAAGCGAGTGTCAGTTTCTAGGCCTACTTCGCCAGCAGCGAGGGTAGGGTTTACGCTAGTCCAGTTAGCAGCAGTATCCCTGCGGAGCTGAATTTGGTTTATTCTAGGCATTAAATACTCCCGTGATAGGCGTTGATCTAAGCCTTATTATAGCGCATTTAGCGTATCAAGTGGGTGTTGCTATATACCAACCCAGGCTGAGCCATTCCACATTCTGGGAGCAACAGTGACCCAAGCTGTACCGTTCCATAAAAGCGGAACTCCTTTAACCCAAGCTGTCCCGTTCCATATGTTCCCAGTAGAGCGTTCGTAGTTTGGAAGAGTTAAGCTTACGGAAACACCACCATTAGGAATAAAAGAATTAAAAAAACTAACAAGTACAGTTGTTGTTACGGTATAAGATCCATCTGCGCTATGAGGAACCCACACGTTGCTATTGTCGTAAAAACGATAATCTTGACCAGAGTTGCCAGTAAAGTTATAACCCTGAGTGCTAAAAGCAAGTTCTCCGACATTTGAAGTTGTAACGCTATAACTGGCCGTGCCAGAGCCACCAAGGGTAGTGCTAGCGTCGCTAATACCGCCATAAACCCTGACGCGGCTACGGTTATTTATAGGGTCTTCCTGTTGCAGAATCATGCCCACATATATTCTTGCACGACTACCTTGGATAACTTCGTTATATACCGACATCCGTTTATCCTAAGTAAAGCTAAAGAATATGTCACCAATTGCTAGAGCGCTGCCATCGGGCCTTGTTGTAGGGCGTGTCGATGCAGTAGCGGTGGCGGTCATAATTACCCTGCTTGGCTGAGCAAAGTTTCCAGACACGCTGTTAAAACCAGAGACGATTAAAGCGGGCTTAGCTTGAGCGTTCGTAATTCCATTGTTAGTTGTAACAGCTCCAGTAAAAGTTGCGCCAGCTAACTTAGCAAAAGCAGCATCATCAAACCCTAGGACTGGGGCTGTTGGTGTTCCAGAGTTTGTTATAGGAGAAGTGACAGTTGTTGAGCTACCAGCAGGTCCAATAGGTCCAGTGGGCCCAGCAGGGCCAGTAGGCCCAATTGGCCCCTGCCCGCCAAGAACGGCATACTCCCACTGAGAAGTGGTCTCATTATAAACTTTTAATCTTGACATAATTAATCTCCGCTAGGCTTTGGATACTTTTCTTTTACGGCAAGGCAAGCTGCAATGTAAGCGTCAATCTGATCCTGATCGCCTTTTACTACACCGTCAATGTAGTCAGTGATCGGTGGGTACTCAGGTGAACGTGCTCGTTGATAGGTAAGTGCATCGTAAGCAGCCTGTAGCTTTGCAGCTTCTGCTAGGCACTGCTCTTCAGTTGGCTGAGTCTGTTCTTCATCTAGCCACTCAAGGCCAGAGTAGTCATCGCCTGTTAGGGTCCATTGCGCTCCAGGCGTGAGTGCCTGTAGTGCTTCTACTATTCCAAATGTTCTGTTCATTATTTTCCTTACTGGGCTATTTCCCAAATTGTACCTGTTGAAACCATTGTTTCATAACCATCTTGTCCAGTATTTAAAGCGCTTCTATTTAGAAAAAAGGTGTAGTTTGTTGCATCCGTAGATTTAACGGCTGGAGCAAAAACCTGTGAAACAGTAGAGCCAGCTATGCAGGAATATTGTATAAAATAATTGTCTGGCGTACTTGCCACATCTTGGTCGTAATTGGCAGACACAAAACCAGACCATCTAACATTTCCGCTTTCAGAGTTGTAGCCAGTCTCTCCCGTTGTAGTAATTAAAGAACCATTTCTGTGGATTAGAAAAACATCGTTGTTGTTAACTTCGCAGTTAACCATCCATTGAATAATGAGCCTGCTGTTTGCAAATTTAGGGGTAATGCTTAAATTCAATGGGGTGACGGTGGTTCCATTACCAGAATTATTTGAAGCAAAAGTGACCCTGGAGTCAGACCTAACAGTCTGAACTTGCACTACAGAGCCAGGGTAGTAAAACTGCCCAGACGTAGCGGCATTTGCAACAGTCTGCCCAAGCGTGTTTTCCCATTTATCAAATCTCATTGTTGAAGTCATTGCGCGACCTCCATGATCGTAAAGGTGGATACGGCTGTACCGCTATACATAAGGGTGTTATCCGCGTAACTAGATGTCCTGTTCCATAGCAAACTTGTAGACTCTGTTACGCCCTGAATATTGTAAGTAATTGCAGAAGTTGTGCCAGCGGTGTCTAAGAAATTTGCAGAAACAGTTCTTGAAAGGTGGTTAGGGTCTGCCGATTGTGTCCAACCGCTAAAGGCGGTGACTCTAGCACGTGAACCCGTAGCATCTCCTACACCAATGGCGCTACCGTTTTTAGTAAACCTGAAAGCTGCGTTGTTTGAGGTTGTTCCACCTAACGTGACATTTGCCATTAGTAATAATTTACTGCCTGAAAATTTTGGCGTTATAATAATCTGCAATCCGTTAGCTGGAAAATCTGACCAACCAGTATGAGCGGTAATTGTTGTTGTGTATGAGATAGAGCTAGTTTTACTAACTACTTGAACTACGTGACCTGAGGCATAAGTAGAACCAGAACCCCCTACGTCAGTCATGTTACTTACTCTTAGTTGACTCATTGCGCTATCTCCATTAACATAATTGAACTTACACCTAGTTCATGCCCAGATAGCCCTGGAGTCCAACCTACGGTTCTATTTGTAAATATAGTCCCAGCACCGCTAGCAATAAACGTCACTTGATAAGTTACCGCCGAGGTTGAATTTGGAGAGTCTGAAACAAAATAACTCATAGTTTCTGGTGTGGAGTTTGCATCAGCAACATAATAAGTTAAAGTTGCTGCGGTTATCCCATTTATAAGGGTTGCACCAATACCGTCAGTTTGTCTTCCAACTTGAGTGCCATTTCTACTTAGTCCAAACATTGAATCCCAAGTATTAGCTGAATTGCCAAACTCCCCAAACCATCTTGCTTGAATGACAATTTTGCTAGTAGCTTTTTTAGGGGTAATGGTAGCACTCAATCCAGAAATGTCTAAAATTGTGTTAGCAGAAAACCCTTGAGAGGTTCTTAATAAATTTTCCACATTGACAACCTGTATAACAGAACCAGGCGCATAAATAGTATGTCCAGAAGGCACGGTAATTACGTTGTTGTTAGCAAGCAAACCTTTTAATTGCCCAACGCTTAATTCGCTCATTTAAACAACGCTCCAAGAAGACCCAGTAGGGATTGTGACTATAACACCGCTGGCAATTGTGATTGGCCCAGCGCTAAGTCCATTATAGCCTGCTGGAATTGAGTAGTTAGCTACAATAGTTTGCTCGTTTAGTTTAATGGGAAACGTACTTGCTATTACCAAATCATCAAGCGCATCAATATCAACATCTACCCACTCCGTATTAAAGTCGGTAGCGTCTACCTTTGCAAGAACCTGACCAGCTGTTCCGCCAGATGGTATTTCAATTGCGCTTTCGTCAGTATCTACCCATAAAACCTCGGTGCTTGTCGGGGCATTGTCCTGAAAAACTATACCTGCTTCACCAGCAGCACCAGTAGGACCAGCGGGTCCAGCGGGACCAGTCGCCCCAGCTGGGCCAGCCTGAGTGTACATAACCTGCACGGCGGTCAAGATAATTGAAGGTACGGCTGGGTAGGTTGGAGAGGTTCCAGCAGGCAAAGCCTCAACCTGTAAATCTAGGCTATCTCCAGCCCAAAAGACTTGAACGTAATCAGCCGCCACGGCTGTTGCTACATAGTTGATTGTTATAACTTGGCGATTAGGAATACCAGCAGATTTGCGTGGTGCTAAGTCAATTTCAGTAGCGGAGTCTGGGTAGTCAACTCCGTTTTTCTTTACCCAAAAAATTGCCTTTTGTACAGAGTTAGCATAGTTAGTAACCTGAATCGAAAACGTCATGCTGTAAGTTCCAGCATTTGAAAAGGTTACTCTGTTCCCGCTGACGATGCTTACACCGTTAGCTTCTGCGGTTGTGCCAATTGCAATAACCTGAGCCGCTGAAGTTGATGCAAGAGGTTGATCTGTCATGTCATAGAAAGATCCGTAGTGACCTAATGCACCACCAGTTCCTATGTCACCTTGGATGCCCTGTATACCTTGGATACCCTGAATACCCTGAGGACCAGTGTCTCCAGTATCACCCTTTGGACCAGTAGGACCAGTTAGACCAGTAGGCCCAGTAGGGCCAGTATCTCCAGTGTCACCTTTTGGACCAGTAGGGCCAGTTAAACCTGTAGGTCCAGTTAGACCTGTAGGGCCAATAGGACCAGTAGGGCCAGTTGGTCCAGTCGGTCCAGTTGGGCCAGGTACAGTTGAGTCAGCCCCAGTAGCTCCTGTGGGCCCAGCTGGACCAGTAGGACCAGTAGGACCAGTAGGCCCAGCAGGTCCTGTAGGTCCAGCTGGTCCAGTCATCTCCGCTAAACCAAGAATGTCGGTAGCTTGTATTTTTTTAGAAGTCTTGCCGTCGTGAACGTGATCTCCAGGACTGGCCTGCCCCGCCAATGGACCTAGTGTATGGTGATAGGCAAGGGGATTTTCATCAACGTCAGAGTTGATGTGGAGGTCTTTTACCTCTTGATATGTTGGATTTTCATTGCCGAATAAGCCCATGCATAATAGAATACCAGAGAAGGAGACACGAGACATGAGCAAGTCAAAGAGCATAGGCACCCGTGCTGAAACAGCAGTTAGAAATTATTTGCTATCAGTGGGCTACAATCCATTAGATGCGCACCGAAATGTATTGAAAGGTAAAGACGATGAGGGGGATGTTTGGCTACGCGAAGCAAGCGGTCTTATTGTATTTGAGGTCAAAGGCGGCAAATCCGCCAAAGACGCCTCATTCCAGCAGATAGGTAAATGGTATGAAGAAGCCGAAAAAGAACGTGATAACGCTGATGCACGTTTTGGGTTCCTTGTTACTCAGCGTGCTGGCGTTGGCTATCCCCGTGCTGGTGATTGGTGGGCTTATGCATCTCTTGGCGACCTTATCAATCTTCGTACTAACTTTGAGCGTATTGATAACACACTCGTAAGAATAACGCTAGCGGAGCTAGTAAAATTGATACATGGCTAAAGAAAGCTACGATCTACAATCAGTCCTCCTCCAGCTAGGCGAAGGGCTAACCGAAGCTTCTCGTCAGCCTAACCTGTATGACTACGTACCCAGCGAAAAACAGCTACTTTTCCACAAGCACGAAATGCCAGACAGGCTCTATATTGGAGGAAACCGATCTGGTAAATCACTTGGATCTACTATCGAAGCTATCTGGTGGCTAACTAATTCTCACCCCTACAGGGAGGTGCCAGACGAGCCTATTCGAGGCCGTGTGGTTGCCGTTGACTTCTTGAACGGTGTGGATAAGATTATCCTCCCGCTATACAAGCAGTGGTTGCCTAAGTCATTTTTGATTAACGGGTCATGGGAGCAGAGTTACTCCAAAGAACGCCACGTGCTTACCCTTAATAACGGCAACTTTGTTGAGTTCATGTCCCAGGATCAGGACCTAGATAAGTTCGCTGGTTCATCTAGGCACTTTATTCATTTTGACGAGGAGTGCCCACAGTCCATTTTTCGTGAGTGTTTGGCTCGATTAGTGGATACCAACGGAGTATGGTGGATGTCCCAGACTCCAGTGCAGGGTATGGAATGGATCTTTGACGACATCTACATACCAGCCAAAGAAGGCACTAAAAAGATCGGAGTCGTCGAGGCTCAGATCCACGATAACCCATCACTTAGCCGTGACGCTATTGAAAAGTTCCTAGACATGCTGCCAGAAGAAGAGCGAGAGGTTAGATCTAAAGGTCAGTATGTCCACCTTGGAGGTGCTGTATTCCCCGACTTCTTACCTACTACGCATTGCATCCCTAGAGGTCAGTTTAGCCCTAAGGCTGGCGACCGCATTATCCGCACAATGGACTCAGGGTATACAAACCCTACAGTATGGCTATGGATCGCCGTGTCGCAAGACGGCACAATGACTGTATTTAGGGAACATTATCAAGCTAAGCTGACAGTGGCAGAACATGCCGCTATAGTTAATAAGATCACGAGGGAAATTGAGACGGAATATGACTGTGAAGTATGGCTTACAACTGGCGACCCAGCTAT